GATGGCGACGGCCTACGCCAATCAATCCACCCGCATCATTCAGCTTGTAACCGGGCAGATCTAATTATGACGATTCAACAGGATATCGCCGCGCTCACGCAGAGCGTGGATGCGATGACGGCTGCCGTTGTCGAAGATGCGACCACGCGCCAGCAGGCGGTGTCGGATGCGCAGGCAGCGGCCGGGGCAGCCGCCGGTGCGGTTGCAGATGCGCTCGGGGAGCGGACAGTCGCGACAAGCGGCCTTGCCACCGGTGGCGGCACGCTCGGTCAGGATCTCACCATCAGTGTGCCCAAAGCCTCCGAAGCGGAAGCAGAAGCAGGCGAGGCCGACAATGTCGTGCTGACGCCTGCGCTCATGAAACGTGCGCTTGCTGCGTTGCTTGGTGGAACCCCCATCCCCCTCCCAGGATCACCAGTGCAGAGAACGGTGGGGGAGGTGTTGGGGGAAGTCCGCGAAGCCGTATTCCCGCGAGCCACAGCCGAAACCGATTTCTCAGAGCTTCCAGTAGGGCAAGGAATCCCTGAAGGCTGGGCTGAGCGTTGGGATTTGGGTGCGACGTGGAGCATCCTTGAGGATGCAACGGCTATCGGAGGTAAGCTTCTCCGGTGCGCAGCCACTGAGAACGGGCGGCGCCTTCTCACCAAGAATGATGTTCCCGATGGGCAGAACGTAGAAGTTCTATTCAGAGCTAAGATCGCAGCCGGGGCGCAGATGAGCGCCCGTGCCCGCGTGACGGATTTCTCACCCACATCGGAGGATGGTGTTTATTTCAGCGTTAACGGCAACGACAATACGGCAGGCATCTTTGAGCTTGTTGCCGGCAATCTGGCCGTTCGCGCTAGTGTTGCCTTTACGCCGGTTCCTGGGCGATTCTACTGGATTAGAGGCACGCTGAATGGTGCCAATGCCTCGCTGAAGGTGTGGTCAGGCCCGCTGGAAGATGAGCCAGCCACCGATCTTGTAACCGCCACCACGATTGCGAACCTCAAAGCTGGAAAGGTCGGTGTCGGGACGTTTATTGGAACGACAGATTTCGACTATTTCGCCGCGAAGTCGGACGGCACTGCTGCCACGTTGAGCCCCATTGCAACAAAGGCCAATATCGTAGGAGACTATGACGGCGGTCTCGTTAATCATCTAGCCTCTTCGGTCGCGCGACCTCAAACGGTTTCGCCCGATGTGGTGCTTTTGATGCGAGGGCAGCCGTCAGAGCGATACGCATCCGGCACCGATGCCATCTTTTGGCATTGGGGCGGCATGGTTACAGGCGTCAAGGGGAAGGTGCCATCGTTCAAGGCTATTCTGGACAACGGCATTCACCCGCCCTTCTGGCTCAATAAGGAGGGCGACCCACCGGACAGCGGATTGCCAACCGATCAGCCGGGTTGGGTGTATCGTCCTTGGTACTCCTATGACCAGGAGACCTGGTTCCGCTTCGACAACCTGACCGAAACGGGGGCTGGCACAACAGACTATTTCTGCCGTTTCTCAAATAACAGCGCGTTCACGGGCGACACGGTTTATGTCCGGTATATGCCGGGGCATCCCGTGGGCCTTGTGACCAAGCGCGTTGCCGCCTTGTCCGGCAATCCTCTTGTGTCGCCAACATCGTCCGCAGTTAGCGGCTCCGGGGCGGATCGGTTCCGCATCGGAACGGTTTCCTCCCGTGTGGATGATATGGGCCGCAGGATCCCCGCACAGCCGGTCTATGGATTTAAGATCAGCAACGGCGCAGCCCTCGCGACAGACGGCGCTGCTAAACGCAAGGCTCTTTTGACAAGCGGTGTTCATCCTTGTGAACAAGAGGGGCAATGGACCATTTGGGGTCTCATTGACTGGCTCTTGGGGGGCTCGGCAGAGGCAGGGCAAGCGCTGGCACGGTACGACTTCTATGTATACCCCTGCGTCAACCCTGTGGGCGTTTATGGCGGCCACTGGCGGGGCACCTTTGACCCTGTATGGCCGCAACCAGACGCGAACCGGCATTGGGACAAGAGCGACCTTGAGTGCATTAACTTGCACAAGACCGCGATCCTGGCCGATGTCGGTGCCTCGGCTCACGTTGTGGTGGACTTCCACTCGCCGTTCTACCGTACACACGATGCGCTCTATGGCGCTGAAACTACGGCGGGCACGGTCGGGGCTGATTGGGTTGCGGCACTGACGAACTCATTGACTGCGATGGGAGTGACCCCGCGTGTGACCGTCCGGCCATGGCCAGGAGACATTACTGCACCGGCTGGATCGACGGAAGGATGGGCGCGAGCAAATCTCTCCCCGCGCTTTGCTATCAGTTCCGAGAGTGGCCCCTACTACGTCACATCAACTCAGGATTTTGCTAAGTACGGCGAAGCCCATGGGCGAGCGCTGATCCGTATCTTTAACAACGGGCATGTTGCCGCCTAACCCCACCCGCCTTTCAGGCTCGCATCTCGCGGGCCTTTTTCATTTCAGGCTTGTCTCATGCTTTTATCCTTCGGCCCTCTCGAAAAGGACAGGGCGGGAGAGCGGGCAAGGGGAGGTTGTCTTAGCCTTCAGTATCGGAGGGCTAGGGCTTCTTCTTCCTAGCCTTGTGGAACGAAAGCTTCTGGGATGCGGAGGCGACCGCGGGGCTATTAGTGTTGGCTTCCCCCCGCACGATAATGTTAAGTGCCTCTTCCCTTGAAGGCTTTGGGTCAGGTTGGCGAGCGATCCACTCATCGACTAGTTCGGCGATATGAGGCGGCAGAGGATCGAGCGGGGACGCTGGGTCGATCCCCGCGCCAAAGAGATCTTTCCAGGAACGAGTCGAGACCTGAGCGGCTTGGTCAGCGCTGACATCTGCCGTATTGAGGCGGCTAGGCTCCCGTAAAGGCGCGGCTCCACTTACTGCGAGGACTTCCCTTACAGCTTCCTCTAGGCGTTCGATGCGCTGGACTAGGGCAGCATCCGCTTCAGAAACGCCGGCCGAAGAATGGGCAAAACTCGCCTCTAGGCGTGCGATGATCTCGGCATTGTTTGAGCGATTGGCCTCAAAAGCTGCCATCTCAACCAACCGGTATAGATCGGCGGGCACTCGAATTGTGTAGCGGATGAAGTCGTCTTGTTTAGCCATGGCCCGATTTAACACTGAAATAGTGAAAAATCCAAAAACGCCACTTGCGCACTAATTTGGTGAATGCTAGCTATGGCTTGTCACTAATTTAGTGAAGTGAGGTGCCAATGGACACTGAGGTCCGCATGACAATCCGTCTGCCGAGATCGGCAGCAGACTTTCTCGATAGAGAAGCGAAAGAAAATTACACGTCACGGAATGCAGAGATCGTTCGCTCGATCCGTGAGCGGATGAAGAACGATGACGGGGCTAGGTCGCCAAACTGCACCCCGTCATCGTCGCAAACTCAGCCTGTTAGCGCAGGCTGATCATCAACCTTGGTTGTAAGGAAACCAAAGATGACTTCTCAGACATATAATTCAGTTCTCAGCGCCGTCCAAGGCGCTCTTCAAGATCCGCCGATTGATGCGAGCCGCCAACCGGTGGTTTTTGTCCGCGACGGTGAGGTCTTCGCCAACAGCCGGGATGTGGCCACCCTTTTCGAAAAGCGCCACGACAACGTGATGCGCGATATTACGGTCCTGATTGGGCAGGAGCCCTCTCTCGGTCGCCGTGAGTTCGCTGAGGGGGGTGTCCTCAAATTTGAGGAAGCCCCATTCGTGGACCCTCAGAATGGTCAGACATACCGCTCGTACAATATGACCCGCGACGGCTTCACGCTTCTGGCTATGGGGTTCTCGGGTTCCAAGGCCTTGAAGTGGAAGCTCCGCTACATCGAAGCATTCAACGTGATGGAGGCGGAACTTCGCAGCCTACCTGCCGTGGACCCGATGGCGGCCTTGAACGACCCCGCCACCATGCGCAGCCTGCTTCTTGGATACTCCGAGAAGGTCTTAGCCCTTGAGGCGGAGAATAAGGAACTGGGTATCAAGGCAGCGGCACATGCCAGGATTGCCGAAGCGCGGGGCTCCCTGTGCGTCACGGACGCAGCTAAGGCCCTCCAGATGAAAAGGGACGATCTTTTCCGCTGGCTCCATGCCAATAGCTGGATCTACCGGCGCCTGGGGAACAAGAACTGGCTCGGGTATGAAAGCAAGCGGAAGCTCGGCTACCTTGAACACAAAGTGGAGACGGTCCCAGACGGGCAGGGCGGCTCGAAAATCGCCGAGCACGTTCGTGTGACTCCAAAGGGGCTCGCCAAGCTTGCGGAGATCTTCGGTGTAGAGCCCTTTGAGGGGAGCATGCACTGATGAGCATGGCGCCAGAGAAGTGGAATTGTGTCCGAGAGATCGGATCGGTTCGCGGCATCACCGTCGGCGTTTATGAGAGTGGCGGTACCGTCAAGGCTGCAATGGTTGATACCTGCGAGGGCATCACGCCCATCTGCGAGATCGACAAAGTGACGCCGGGTGCTCAAGCGAGAGCAATCTGCTTAGCCGAGACAGTCTACGAAGCGCTGCAAATGGCTGATCTCACTTGGGAAGAAGCGCCCGAGGCCCGCCACTAGCCCTAAATGAAGCGGCCCTCGGGGTGCTGCACCACCGAGGGCCTATCCCCAAAACAACCTATGCTGGAGGTTGCCGTGGCTCACGGACAACATACGACACGTCGCGCCCTTTTTGTAGGGGGTGCTGCTGCAATAATCGCTGGCAGCGTTGCCGGGACGGCAGCCGCCTCAACCCATCCCGACGCCGAACTGATCGCGCTTGGCAGAGAGTTCGAAGCCAAGTGGGCCAGGGAGCGGGAACTCTACAAGCCGGAAGTCATCGCTCATTCGCTCGCCGCTGAACAGGCATCCGATGAAGCTTACTTCGCTACGGCGGCTGCCGTGGAACGGATCGAAAAGCTGCCGGCACACACAATGGAAGGGCTTCGGATAAAGGCCAGAGCGGTGTCCTGGTGCCACGGCGGCGAATATGTCTCGATGGGTGGCAGCAAGTACCCAACGACGGACATCCGGCTGGATCAAGACATCATCGAAGACATTCTTCGCATGACGACCTCCTAACCGCCGATCATCTCTGTCTACCCAATGGGCTCGCTTCGGCGGGCCTTTTTCACATCACGAGGACCCCATGACCACCGAGACATTCGGGCGGGCGCTTTGTTGCGCACGCGGGGTCGCCTGAACTTTCCCACCACCACCCACGAGGACCATCATGGATAAGACCGTCCCTAAGCCGGCGGCGATGCTGCTTGACTTCATTGGCAGCAAGGAAGCCCCCAAAGGTTACGACACCGTCTATGCCAATCGCATGGACCGGATGCCCAAGCCGCTTACCTCCATGACGATGAAGGAGATCCTGGATCAGGGTAAGTGGAGGACGAGGACCTTCGGCTCATCCGCCTGCGGCCGGTACCAGTTCATGGACGCGACCCTGCGCGATCTCGCAACGGAACTCGGTCTGAAGGCCGAGGACAAGTTCACACCCGACTATCAGGATCGTCTCGGCCTGCATCTGCTTCGGCGCCGCGGCTATGACAAGTGGATCAAGGGTACGCTCTCGGATGGGGAGTTCATGCTCAACCTCGCGAAGGAATGGGCCTCCTTCCCCGTACCGTACACGGTCAAGGGCGGCAGCCGCACAGTCACCCGAGGCCAGAGCTTCTATGCCGGCGACGGGCTGAACAAGTCGCTCGTCTCCGCCGGGGATGTCGAACAGGCTCTTGTCATGGCTCGGGCCCAGCAGAACGCCCAGCCCATTGTGGTGGCGACACCTGAGCCTCCGCTCGACACCCGTGAAGCCCCTGAGGATGTGATCCCGCCTGGCCTCTGGCAGGCCATCCTCAACGCAGTGACCACCTACCTCAAAACCCGGAGTGCCTAAGATGCAGAAGCAGCCTTTTCTCGGAACCGCCATCGGTGGGGGGCTCATCGGCCAGATCACCAACGCCATCGTTGACAACCTCATTCGGTCTCCGTCGGTACCCGTCTCCCGCGAGAACTCCGTCATCGTGAAACCGGAAGTGCGCGAGGCCGTGGCTAAGGAAGTCGGGCCTGTGATCGAGCACCTGACCAACAACGAGCCAGCCATTCAGAGTCGCGTCACTCAGGGCGCGGTCGGCGCGATCATCATTGCAGGCGGGACGCTGCTCTACTCCTGGTCAAAGGGCACACTGAGCGAAGAGGTGATCTCTGCCCAAGGCGGCATCATCCTCAGCGCATGCTGGGTGCTCTATGGCCGCTGGAAAGCGCGCAAGCCCATCGGAGCTTAGATCGAATGCTTGAGTGGAGCCCTGTCATCTCGCCTGCAACTCTCCTCACGGCATTGATCGCTCTCATCAGCCTGTTCGGCTGGGTGCTGATGCTGGGAGGCAAGATCAATGAACTCAAGACCATCGCTGCGAATGCCGTCAAGGATGCGCAGCGGATCGAGGAGCGCCTGAACACCTTCAAGCAGAACAGGGAGAATGAGCGGGAGATCGATCGCAAGGAAAGAGAGAATTTCCAGCTTGCCATCAATGCCGGGGTAACAGGGCTTCGAGGCCAGCAGGCCGAATTCCGAGAGGAGGTCGCCAAGAACTACGCGACCAAGGCCGAGATGCAGGAACTCGAACGGCGCACCAATCAGGGCATGGACCGGATCGTGGATCGCCTCGAGCAGATCAACTCGCGCCTTGAGACGATCGGGGATGCCATTATCAAGACACTGGCGGCGGGGCGATCATAAGCCTCGCCTTCTTGGGCTCTGGCGGCTTAGGGCGCAATCGCCAGTTTCTTAAAAGAAAAGCGCCCAAAGGCGCTCTCGAGTGTTCGGCCGTAGGGGCAAATCTCGACCGGACGGCAATATTACATAGGGATGATCCCGCTGATATAGGCCAAAGGTCCTACCACTTCAGAGGTATGTCACATACCGTTGCGGTGCCTCGTGCAAATCAGATACTGCGAAGCTTGCCGTAGGGGCAATACGGTACAAGGGCCGCAGACCGGAGCCATATGAGAGCTCTGGCGCGGCCCTTTCTATTTGGCATCCCCGATCCCTCTCCTTCTCTGTAGCAAGAGAGAGGATGGGCGTGCGGGCGTGATCGGTCTTTTTCATGTGTCTTTGAAGCCACAGATCATACGAAAGTTCATCAGGAAAATTTCGTAAACGATTACATGCACGCAATGAAGCTTCAAAAACATCCGTGGAATGGTAATACCTGTGCGCGACCCGCAGTTACCCCCGCGGTGTTGCCCCTCAAGCGAGGGTGGTCCTCCCAAACTGCAGGCTGCTGTTGCCAGCAGCCTGCTTTCTATCCGACCACAGGTTGCCTAGGGATTGGACGACTATGCCACGCTATTATTTCGATGTTGTCTGTGGGTCCACTTGCATCCGTGATGAGTGTGGTCACGAGTGCTTTGGCTTAGCGACAGCCCAGCTCGATGCCATGCGCGCTGCTGGCGAGCTGGCACGGGAGCAATTGCGAAAAGGGAAACTTCAGGACATTCAGGTCAATGTTCAGGATGAGCTGCTTCAGCCTGTGCTGAGCGTGACGGTCTCGATGAAGTTGGATCGTATGAACTTTGCGCCAGAGGCCCTGTAGTGCGCTTAGCGGTGGTCTCGAGCCGCCAGATCGAATGTGTTCTGTTTCGGCATCTCACTCATTGTTCCCCCTCCCCATCAAGGCAGGACAGAGAAGGGGTGGAGAGGGCATTGCTCATGCCGACAAATCCTTCTTGGCTCTGCGGGACTTGATGCGCTCGAAGGCGAAGGCCAGGAACTCGCGGTAGAGGCCCAAACTCTTGATCGTGCGGTCTATAAGCTTGTCACCAAGCCACAGCGCCCCGGCGATCATGTAACCCCATAAGTGGATGATCCCAATCCAATAGATGGTCTGCTCAACCACGGCTCTCCCTCCCTGTCATGAGAGGGGCGGGGAGGGAGGAGGGCGTCTCCACTGCGTGGACCGCGCTGTCGTCCGTGGGATTGAGCCCTGCGGTCTCAACCGCTTCGCGGCTTCCATCGCTGACGCTGTCCCTTCGTTTGCAAGCCATGATTTGACGAACTCTGGATTGTGTTTCGCGGTCTAGGATGCTAATCTCAGTCCGTACTTGATACACACTTCCGCAAGCTTTCTCAGGGCTGTTGCGGTTGGACACGAAGGCCGGGGTTGCAGCCCCGGCTTTTTCATTTTCTAAAACCACAGGGTGAAGTTCCGGCGGCCTGCCTCAACGAGGAAGCAGTGCTTAGTCAGGATGACCCGAAACATCCGGTTCTTGTACTTTCTCATGCTTAGTCTCATCTGTTCCCCTTCCTGATTTCGTCCTTGTGGTACTCCGCGCATCCGACGAGGGCGGCGATAACAACTGCAAAGATGAAGGTGGAGGCCCCGGCCATCAGCAGCCCGAAGGCCTCGCCTGTCTCCCATGCCAGCCAAAGAGACCCCACATAAAAGGCGAAGATCCCCACCAGCAGAAGCACTCCTGCGAAATTATAGACCCTCTGATACATCCCTGCCTCCATGGTTCTCGCAGCAACGATCCGACTGGGTGATGCCATAGGGTGCTCTTACGGCGAGCAAAGCGAGTGAGGTCACATAAAATCCTGTCATCCCGCTCTCCTAGCCGTGAGAGGGGTGGGGAGGGGCTCGCGAGCTTCCTTGCGCCGGATGAGGCGCAGGCCGCTCACCGGCCGCCAAGCCACGTCAAAGATATGGCCGCCTACCAGCGCCTCATCGCCGCGAACATTGCGAATAACTCCGCACATTTCGCTGGAGAGGATTTCGACGTAATCGCCCTTTCGGAGTTTCTCGCTCATACCGCTCTCCTGGCCGTGAGATCTGCAAGGCCTCGCTTGACCCAGCGGGCGACAAAGAACTCGCACCCGAAAGCAAGGGCGATGCCATTGGCCATGCCGAGGTGAGTGGCTCGGCGCTTGCATCCACAAAGGCAACGACGGCGAGACTTCGGCGAGGTAGGTTGGGAATAGCGAACATGATCCATGGCAGACGCCCGTTGGCCCCACTCCTTGGTCCCGCCTGTCATAGCCGCTCGTAGCTCGGCGGGGTGCATTTTCGACAGGTCAGCCATTTGCCATCCTCCCAGCAGAGAGAGGGGCGGGGAGGGGCTCGACCTTGGCAATGACTGACTGAGCTAATTCAATGCAATCTTGCAGGGTGACCGTCGAGCCGTACCGAAGGCCAATCTGACGAAGTGCCTCGAACAGCTCAGGGGCAGCGGCAATCAATCGGGCGTTGGCTTCCTGAATGGCAATGGCTTCCGCCTCTGGCAGGCCGAGAGCGCCGTGCCCCTTGCCGGTGAGGTAGCCCCAGCCGCGAATATCGCAGACCTTGGCATCTCCGCCCTTGAGGCTTGGCGCAACAACGTCCATAGCTCGGAAGCCGACCTTCCACGGTCCTGGCATATGTCCGCTCATGCCATCCTCCCAGCAGAGAGAGGGGCGGGGAGGGCTTCGACAACTTTGATGCCTGCCGCCTTGGCTCGTCGCACCATGTCAGCCGTGCCCCGGCCTCCCTCGAAGGCAATCACGATATCGGGCCTGCCCTCATCCAGCATGATCTGGTTCCGGATAGGCCCAGCCGCTCGACCATGGGCTTTCCAGTCTGCCGCGAACTTCTGGCTGGGGACGTCCCGCCAGTCTGCCCACTGACCTGCCAACGCGTCGGCTCCGGGCGCTCCGCCATGAATGATGCAGGTGATAGGCCGTTCAAGGTCGTGAACCTCTCCGAGAACCGTGAAGAGGTAGTTCCTGTTGGCGAAGTCCCGCCCGCCGCAAACAAGCACCCTCATGCCACCCTCCAAGATGCAAAATGGGCGGAAAAGCGTTTTACAAAGTCTCGGGTTGTTCCGGCCCTGTTCATGGCTTGTCCTGCCTCCCTTTGTAAAACGTAAGTGATTGTATTTTCTAGCATATGTGCCTCTATCGCCAAACTCTGCGATTTCGGCCCCGGCGGCCTGACCTCTGGACGCTCGCCCGACCGCATGGACGCGCTCGTCTGGGCGCTCACCGAATTGATGTTGCGCGAAAGGAAGGAGCCGCGTGTGCGGATGCTATAGTCTTCCGGCGCATCCAGCGATGCGGGCGGTTTCCGATTCACAGTGGCTTCGAGACGGTCTAGACTTTCCGCGTCGTATCCAGTGCAGCGCTGGCCTGATGCCAGTCACTCCTTCGTGGAGGCCCACCATGTATGCACGACTGACGACATTCCGCGTGAAGCCTGACAAATTCGAAGACCTGCGCCGGTGGCACGACGCCAACGAAGCCAAGATCTATGCCCAACCCAACCTCCGGGAGTGGATTGGGATGATGGACGGCAATGGCGAGTTTTTCGTCGTCGCTCTCTTTGATGATGAAAAGGCGGCCAGGGATGCCATGCCGTACGTCCGCGCATTGTGGGGCGATATGGCACCTATGGTCGAGGGCGAGCCGACAGTCAGGTTTCTCAATGTCGTAGCTGCCAAGAATGTCGCCATGAGCGGCATCGTTGCGACATGAGAGGCGCTGACTGGCATGCGAACTCTGTCATTGCATAACGGGCGTGTGGCATCGATGGATGTCGCGCGCTGATGTCATGACAGAAAGCAGGAAGACGCTTTGTGCAAAGGGTGGGGCGGAGGGCAGTCCATCCATGCCCGTCCGCCCCGCCATCTGCCTCATGCCAGCGTTAGGAAGTGCATGGCAGAGCCTGGAAACTGATGGTCGCGCCAGCCGAATAAGGAAATTGCTCGGCTGGCGCGTGAATGTCGCTGGATCGCCCGCAACAACTCAAGATTATCCCGCCCTCCATGACCGTCCAATGACGGTCGTTCGCGAATTGCACGCTCCTTCGGCATGCCACGAGGAAATCCTCGCCATGTGACCAGGAAGCGTGCGTTTTTCTCAGGTTGCTCTTTTCGGTTCTCCGAAGCCGTTACAGCATCCTCTCTTTGTTGGCCCATCACCTGGGCAGGAGCCCTCATGCTGACCAAGTTGACCCGCTGGTTTCAGGTGCCGCCTGAAGCCAAGGCTTCGCGCGCGCATTCCGCCGTCGCGTTCTATTTCGATGGCCGTGCCGTGTGGACGCCGCGCGATTACGGCGCGCTCTCCCGTGAGGGCTTTCAGAAGAACGCCATCGTGCACCGCGCCGTGTGCCTCGTGGCGGAAGCCGCCGCATCGCTACCGCTGACCTTGAAGCAGGAGGGGCGGGATCTGTCCGCGCACCCGCTGCTGTCGCTGCTCGCCCGCCCGAATGCGCGGGAGGGCGGGCAGCGCTTTCTCGAGAGTGTCTATGGACACCTGATGGTGTCCGGCAACGCTTATGTGGAGGCTGTCGGCATCGATGGCATTCCTGCGGAGCTTCATGCGCTGCGGCCCGACCGCATGCGCGTGGTCCCAGGCGCTGACGGATGGCCCGCCGCCTATGAATATGCGGTTGGGACGGAAACCATCCGATTCATGATGGGGCAGGGGGAGGCGATGCCGCCGATCCTGCATCTCACCCTGTTCCATCCTTCCGACGATCATTACGGCCTGTCGCCGATGGAAGCGGCGGCGACGGCGCTCGACATCCACAACGCGGCGGGCGCCTGGAACAAGGCTCTGCTCGACAATGCGGCGCGCCCCTCAGGCGCGCTCGTCGTCGGTGGAACGGCGCTTACCGATGCGCAGTTCAGCCGGCTCAAGGAGGAACTCGAGGCGAACTACCAGGGCGCATCCAACGCGGGCCGTCCGCTGCTTCTCGAAGGCGGTCTCGATTGGAAGCCCTTGTCCCTGTCGCCGAAGGACATGGATTTCGTGGAGGCCAAAGCCGCCGCCGCGCGAGAGATCGCGCTCGCCTTCGGCGTGCCGCCGCTCCTGCTCGGACTGCCCGGCGACAGCACCCACGCCAATTACGCGGAAGCCAACCGCGCCTTCTATCGACAGACGGTCATCCCGCTGGTGAAGCGCACGATGGAAGCCTTCGCGCAATGGCTCTCGCCAGGCTTCGGCGATGCGCTGCAGCTGGAGCCCGATCTCGACGCCATCGAAGCGCTGGCCGATGAGCGGGAGAGCCTGTGGCGGCGCGTGTCGGCGGCGTCGTTTCTCTCTGAGGACGAGAAGCGTGAGGCCGTGGGTTACGGGCGTGGTTCGGTTGCTGGTGCGGTGAAGGGGAAGCGCGCTCGAACCACCTAGCGCCATACCGGACGGCGGGAGCCGATCTGGGATCGTAAGCAGGATAGGGCGCCACTTTTCCCCCTTGCGGGGAGGGGGCAGGGGTGGTCCGACTGGGTGAGAAATCAAACCAGACTGCATCTCGTCATCCCCGGACTTGTTCCGGGGATCCACGCCTTATTGGCGTAGCGGTTCTTTAAGACGTGGATGGCCGGGACAAGCCCGGCCATGACGTGGTGAATATCCAAGGAGCGATCCCGGATTAGCTCATTCCAGGATGACCATGTTTGAGCCGCCCGGAACTCATCACTCACCCGCTTCACTCTAAAAATCCGCCGCAAACATCAGCGCATCGCGATTTTGCACAGGAACAAACAATGAACATTGCCGATAAGGTCGCCGAGGCTGTGATCAGCCGGGGCGATCTAGCTCATCTCGCCCTGTTCGTCTGGGCGAGCGGAGCATCCGCATTGCTCGCCATGACTCTTCGCGACCTGTTCGCGGCCAACCGCCGCTTCGACGAATTCGTGCGCGAGCTGTCCCTCTTCAACCGCCGTCACACGGGAGATCCCTCATGACCCGAACCACGCTCCGTCCCGTTCGAAAGCCGAAGGCCGCGCCCGGCGGACAGAGCCGCGCCGCCCTCGTGTTCCGCGACTTCGTCCGCCAGCTCGAAAAGCTCGATGGCAAGCCCGCGAAAAGCGTTCGCGGAGCCGAGCGATGAAGCACGCGTCTATTCCCATCACGCAGGAAATGAAATTTCTCGCGGAACCTCTGAATGCCGTCGATGTGGATGGTGTCTTCGAAGGCTATGCCAGCCTGTTCGGCGTGGCCGATCTCGGCAAGGATATCGTGATGCCTGGCGCCTTCGCGGAGACGCTGAAGAAGCGTGATGCGAGCGCCGTGCGGCTTCTTTGGCAGCACGATCCCGCCACGCCCATCGGCCGCTGGCTGTCGATCGAGGAAGACCGGCGCGGGCTTCGCGTGCGTGGCAAGCTCAATCTCGCCGTGGAGCGGGCGCGCGACATCCATGCGCTGATGCGCGAAGGAGCCGTCGATGGTCTCTCTATCGGCTTTCGCGTCGACCGCGCACGGGCTGAGCGACCGACGGGCGTCCGGCGTCTGGAGCAACTCGATCTGTGGGAGATCTCGGTTGTCACGTTCCCCATGCTCCCGGGCGCGCGCGTCGAGACCGTGAAGCAGGCGCCACCGGCGTTCGCATCGACGATCCGCAGCACGGCTCATCGATTATTTTCCTGAACCTTGGCCAAGTGAGCGCGTTAGACGCAAGCCCGCAGGAATGCGGACGCTGCGGGCAAGACCCATGCTGCCGTCCGCTTCCTCGGGAGGTTCCTCATGAAGAAGCTCGCTTTCGTCGCCCTTCTCGGCCTCGCGGCCGCGGCCTGCACCACGACTGAAGAACGTGTCGGCGGCGCGGCTGTCGGCGCAGGCGTCGGTGCCGTGGCAGGACCGCCCGGTGCCATCGTCGGCGGCGCGGTCGGGGCTGTAACCGGGCCTTCCGTCGCCCGGACGACGAGGCGTGCCGTCCGATAAAGGACATCGCCTCGCTCTCAACCGAAGCCCGTCGCAAGACGGGCTTTTTTCTTTGACCTGAACCGATTGAAACACATGATTCCTGTTGTTGAAACCAAATCGATTTCCGACGACGTCGCCTCGGCTTTCGAGGACTTTGCCCGCGCCTTCGAGGCGTTCAAGGACACGAACGATACGCGCCTGTCCGAGATCGAGACGCGTCTGTCGAGCGATGTGGTGACGGAAGAAAAGCTCACCCGCATCGATACGGCCCTCGACGATGCCAAGCGTCGTCTCGACCGCCTGGCCCTCGACCGCTCGCGCCCGCCGCTGGGCCATGGTGCCGATGCCCGGCGCGATCCGGCTCAGACCGAACACAAGACCGCATTCCACGCCTATATGCGCTCCGGTGAGGCCACGGGGCTGAAGCGGCTCGAGGAGAAAGCGCTCTCCGCAGGCTCCGGTCCGGATGGCGGCTATCTCGTGCCTGAGATCGTCGAAACGGAGGTGCTGCGCCGCCTCTCGGCGATCTCGCCGATCCGCGCCATCTCGTCGGTGCGCATCATCTCCGGCGGCCAGTACAAGCGCGCCTTCTCGACCTCCGGCCCGGCGACCGGCTGGGTCGGCGAGACGGCGGCCCGCCCGCAGACGGCAGGTTCGACGCTGTCCGAGATGAGCTTTCCGGCCATGGAACTTTATGCCATGCCGGCAGCCACGCAGACGCTTCTCGATGATGCGGTAGTCGATATCGACCGCTGGATCGCGGAAGAGGTCGAGGCTGCCTTCGCCGAGCAGGAAAGCGCCGCCTTCGTCAATGGCGACGGCGTCAACAAGCCCAAGGGCTTTCTGGCGTCCGACGTGGTGAAGGAGGATACCTGGGGCTGGGGCAAGCTCGGCGCGGTGCATACGGGCGGCGCGGCCTTCCCGGCATCGAACCCGTCCGATGTGCTGGTGGAGCTGGTCTACTCCCTGAAGGCGGGCTATCGGCAGAACGCCTCCTTCGTCATGAACCGCAAGACGCAGAGCGCAATCCGCAAGTTCAAGGATACGAGCGGCCAATATCTCTGGGCACCGCCGGCAAGCGTCGGCCAGTCGGCCACCTTCATGGGCTTCCCGGTCGTGGAGGCTGAGGACATGCCGGATATTGCGGCCGGTTCCTGCGCCGTCGCCTTTGGCGACTTCAAGCGCGGTTACCTCGTGGTGGATCGGGCCGGCATGCGCGTCCTGCGCGATCCGTATTCCGCCAAGCCCTACGTGCTGTTCTACACCACCAAGCGCGTGGGCGGCGGCGTGCAGGACTACGCGGCGATCAAGCTACTGAAGTTCGCGGCATACTAGCACGAGTAAAGCCCCTCGAGCCTCATCCTGAAAGTCTGGCTCTAAAGCACCGCGCTTGTTCCCTCCCCCTTGCGGGGAGGGCTGGGGTGGGAGTGCGACCGGGTGAGAGGTTGAACACG